GACCACCTAAAGGAAAAGGTAAGGGTTTATTTGGAAAGTGGAGACATCCCACACTTACTATTATTTGGTCCAGCTGGAACCGGTAAGACAACTCTCGCAAAAATACTCTCAAATAGTATTGAATGTGACTATATTTACATAAATGCGAGTGATGAAAATAGTGTAGATTCTGTTAGAAATAAAATAAAAGGATTCGTATCAACTATTGGATTTAAAGATTTAAAGGTGGTCGTACTTGATGAGTGTTTGGATGAAAATACATTAGTTACTGTATTATCGAATGGGGAACAGATTCAAGTTCCGATAAAAGATGTTGATGAAAACAATGATTTAGTTAAATCTTGGAATGTTGAAAAAGAAGAATGGCAGTGGAGACCATTCCACTTGTGGGATAAGGGTGAACAAGAGGTGTATGAGATTGAACTTGAAAATGGTGAAGTAGTTGTTTGCACTGAAGATCATAAATGGTACGTCGAAGATAAAAATGGTAATCCAATTGTAGTTAAAACAAATCAGTTGGATAACTATAATCATATTTTATCACCATAGTTAGATTTTTTTACTCGAAAAACACAAGTTGGTTATATTTATATATGAACAATGGAGATGTTAAATGAGTATAAAAAAATCTACAAGGCAAAAGTTAAGAGATGCCGCAAATAGAAATGGCCTTGGTGGAGTTCATTATTATGATAAGATTTGTGACAGTTGTGGTAAAGATTATGTAGCTAAAGCGTCGAATCAATTGTTATGTTATGAATGTAAAAAAATAGGTAGGTTGAAAGAATGTGAACATTGTGATTCTAGATTTCATACAAAAAATAATGGAAAATATTGTAATCAGTGTGTCGGTAATAGAGTATGGATGCGAAAACGAGATAATATAAAAATTGCTAAAAAGATACAACATACAAAGAAAAAATGGTTACAATCGGATGAAGCTAAACAATTTTATACACAACTTGGAAAACACAATTCTAAAAAGATGAAAGAGTTTAACCAGACTGAAAAGGGTAAGGCTAATATAAAAAGAAATGCAAAATTAAACTCAAAGTTGATGAGAGAAAAGATTTCCAATGGTGAATTTACACCACCAATAACAAATACATTTACACATTGGGATGCTATAATAGAAGTTAATGGTAAAGTTAAAAAGTTTAGGAGTTCGTGGGAAGCTTGTTTTTGGTATAGTAATCAACATTTAGAATATGAAAGTAAGGAATGTAGAACTAAAAAAACGGATAATGGTAGAGTTTATATGGGTGATTTTTACGATAAAGATACAAAGATATTGTATGAAATAAAACCAAGAAGTTTTTTCTTAAAACAAACAAAAAAAATAGACAGCTTAATAAAACATTGTGATGTGAGTGGATATAAATTCAAGTGGATAAATGAAAATAATATTATGGATTATATAAATTCAGAAATATTTATTGATAATAACAAAATACAATTAAATAAAATGTATGTGGGAATAGGTTATAGTGAACAAGATAAAGATTAAATCTATAAAAAAATTAAAAGACACCCAGCACGTGTATGACTTGTCAGTTGACGGTAATCATAATTTCGTAATAGGTAAAACAGAAACACTTACACATAATTGTGATTTCGTCACCCCACAAGGTCAAGCAGCACTACGAAATCTAATGGAAACGTTCAGTAAACATTCTCGGTTTATTCTAACCTGTAATTATGTAGAACGAATAATTGATCCAATCCAAAGTAGATGTCAAACATTTCAGATAATTCCACCATCCAAAAAAGAAATTGCAGTACATATAAAGGGTATATTGGATAAGGAAGAAATAGAATACAACGTAGAGGACATAGTATTGAACGTTAATAGTGGGTATCCAGACATTAGACGAATAATCAATTCAGTCCAACAGCAATCTATAAATGGTAAATTGACTGTTGATAAACGTAGTATGGTTGAAAATGATTACAAATTAAAATTATTAGAAATACTAAAGTCACAAGATAAGAAGAGCGCATTTAAGAATATACGACAATTATTAGCAGACACCCAAGTTACAGAATTTGCTGATATGTTCAGATTACTATTTGATGAACTGGATTCATGGGCGAGTGGTCATGTCGCGGAATGTATATTAGAACTGGCTGAAGGTCAGTTTAGAGAAAAAAACATCGTGGATAGAGAAATAAATTTTATGGCAACAATGATTAATATATTAAATATAATAAAATAAACAGGAGTTACAAAAATGAGTTATTACGAAGTACAGGTAGTTTTTATAGAAGAAATACAAACAAAAAACGGATCAAAAGAAAAGAAAGTCCGTAGGAATTATTTGGTAGAATGTGATTCAGTAAGTATCGCAGAAACCAAAGCACATGAGTGGTTAAAAGATTCACCATTTTCATTTGAAGTAAAATCAGCAAAAGAATCCAGAATAATGGATGTGATAGAATAATATGAATGTTTTAGTCATTGGAGATAAATGCTTAGATGTGTTTATATACGGTGATATACATAGAATAAGTCCAGAGGCCCCAGTTCCAATATTTGTTCCAACACATGAAACTAAAAATGAAGGAATGTCTAAAAATGTGGTGAATAATGTTGAATCATTAGAAATGACTGTATATTCACTTACAAATGAAACTAGTATTGTGAAGAAGCGTTACGTGGATAGTCGGTCAAATCAAATGGTATTACGAGTTGATGAACATGATTATTGTGATAGAATAGATAAGAAAATACTAAGTGGCATAGTAGATAATTCATTTACTCCAATATTTGGACACAAAACCAAGCTTGACGCAATCATTATTTCAGATTACTGTAAGGGATTTTTAGAAGAAGAAGATATACAATTCATTTGTGAAAATAATAATAATGTATTTGTAGATACAAAGAAAAAACTTGGTAAGTGGATACAGTGTGCAGATTTCATAAAAATAAACGAGTTAGAATATCAGAAAAATCACGAACTACTATCTGAAGAAGGATTTGATGATAAACTTATAGTTACACTTGGAGGTAATGGATGTAGATATAAAGATAAAGTATTTTCAGTAGAAGAAGTTCCAGTTAAAGATGTTAGTGGGGCAGGTGATACATTTATAGCTGGACTTGTTAAGGAATATTTAGAAACAAATAACATAGAAAGTGCAATACAATTTGCACAGAAATGTACAACTCGTGTAGTTCAGAAACACGGAGTTGAAATGGTTACATTAGAGGAGTTACAAAATGGCTAAACGAAAACCACCACAACAGATTCAACAAAAGGTTGATTTAACAAAGGCAGACACAATAAAATGTGATGATTGTGGAAATTATCTATTTATTACTTCACACATAATAAAGAGAATATCTGCAATCCTATCACCCACCGGACAAGAAGCACTCGTTCCGATCCAAGTATACTCATGTGGCCAATGCGGAAAAGTCCCAAAGGTATTTTTAGAAGGTAGTGGAATAGAAGAAGAGCCTAAAGATGATTCACTTTCCAGATTAGATTTGTAGATGACCAAAACAAAAACACTGTTTGACCACATAAATCATATAACAGGAAAACAAACAAAAGGTTATTGGGATACGCTCAATGATAAAGAAAAGAAAAATTGGTCTAATTATATGGTACATCGCTTCCTATCTATGAAAATGGAATGGGTAGATATAGTAAATGAGTTCCAAAAATATAATTTAAGACCACAAGAGTTATACAAGTTATATACCAATATATTACCAAAGGGTAAGCAATGGTTGAAATACACAAAAGGTAAAAAGAGTATGAAACATCCAAAATGGTTATTAGAAATAGTAGCAAAGTACTATGAATCAAGTCTTAAAGAAGCACACGAATATTTAGAAGTATTCTATGCAACCGAACAGAACAAGGCAAATCTCAAAACTATTCTCCAGAAATACGGAGCGGATACAAAAGAACTGAAAAAACTGAACCTACCGTGAGCCGAACAAATTACTCAACACTCGGTAATTTTTTCGAGTTTGATGAAGATGATTTAGAGTTTGAGAGAGTTACAAATAATATAGATACAGTAGATATTGATTACGGCGTAGAAGTCATTTTCAAGTATTATAGAAAACACGGTTTCCCTCACTACAAAATACGAGAAGATGAGAAGCATTCTCATATGAGAAAACTGCGTAAATTCGACACAACCACTATATTTGAGGACAAGAAAATCATCCAGACTATGCATGCTCTACGGTTAGCCTGGTCCTACTTCCCATATTTTTGGGAAATTCAATGTGGGAACTCTATGAAATCCCCAATGGAAACTTTCAATGATGATAAGAAGTTCAAGGCAACAATCAAAAAGTGTTGGACCTGGCAAATAAAACATTGGAGTGGTGAGGGAATACGGACCCATAATAAGTTTCACGAAAACAGATTACGTCAGTCAATAAAAATTTATACAGGTACACAATCAGTATCTAATTTTAGACCAACAGCTGCAAAGATGATTTATGAAAAATACGGTGGAGAAGTCATTAGGGATTTTAGCTCTGGATGGGGCGGCAGACTATTGGGGTTCTTAGCATCATCAAATACCAAACATTATATTGGTACTGAACCATCCACCAGAGCATACGAAGGTCTATTAGAAATGAAAAAAGATTTTTCGTATTTAGGGAAAAAAGTTGATATATATAAGTGTGGGTCAGAAACATACAGAACAGATCCTGATATATTAGATTTAGTTTTTACATCACCACCATATTTCGACACTGAGAAATATAGTGATGAACCAACACAAAGTTATATAAAATTTCCTACATTAGACAGCTGGGTAAATGAATTTTTATTTCAATCATTTGAAAATGGTTATTACGGATTAAAGGATGAGAAGTATATGATTATTAATATAGCAAATACATCAAAACATAAAACAATAGTGGGAAGTACAATTAAAGTTGCGGAAAGGGTCGGCTTCACTCACGTAGATACAATACAATTAACTCTTTCATCAGTTATGGGGAAAGGTATGAAACTGGAGCCTTGCCTAATTTTTCAAAAATAAATGAATAAAATAACTTCATTTTTTTACTTTAGTTATATTTATTATAGGAGATGATAAGTGGGAAGAATAAAGAAACATATTACGGTAGATGAAAAGAAACAAGCTCAACGTAAGTGGTCTTTAGATTATTATCATCGAAATAAAGATGAAATAAATAAAGAAAAAATGGAGAAATATTATGAAGAAAAAATTAGGGAGTTTCAAAAGAAATTGTCCGACTTGCGAAAAGGTGATTACTTATAAACGGAATGATATAATGATTCGAGCTGAATCACTGGGGTTTAAGTGTAGGAGTTGCACTCATAAAGGTGAAAATAATGGAAATTATAAACATGGATTGATGGTAGGTGATGGAAAAAATAAAAAATGTTTGAATTGTGAGAAGTTGATACACATTAGGTCAGTATATTGAAGGGCGTGTTCAGTAATTGGTGATAGAAACCCGTTTTATGGAAAAACTCACACCACATCTGTAATTAATGTTGTTATTAAATCAAATAAAAATAGAGCTGGAGTAAATTGTAAAGATACTACAAGAAAAAAACACAGAGTAAATATGATAAATAAATTAAAAAAATATCATCCTGATTTCCCAACTGGAGCTCCAATGTATAATGTAAAATCAATTTCGATAATAGAACGATACGGAAAAGAAAATAGTTACAACTTCCAACACGCAGAAAACGGCGGTGAAGTTCAAGTGATTGGATATTTTGTAGATGGCTATGACAAAGAACGGAATGTAGTGATAGAATACTATGAAAAACATCACAAATATCAAAAAGAACGAGATGAAAGAAGAAAGCAAGAAATAGTTGATCATCTGGGATGTAAATTTATAATAATAGAGGAGTAAAAATGCACGAAAGTAAAGAAGTATTTTATAAAAATTTGGAGTGGGGAGTAGACATACATACTAATACTATGTATCTCACATACGACATAGATGCAGATAGTTTATATTCAACAATGACCAGATTTGACCAGTTAGTTAAATACAATAAAGGTGAAGATATAAACTTGGTAGTCTCGTCTTATGGTGGAGATGTTTATGCGATGTTAGGAACAATAGATTATTTCAGATCACTTCCAGTAAAAGTGAATACTCATTGTTTTGGAGTAGCAATGTCCGCAGCAGCAGTCATCCTCGCATGTGGAACCGGAGTTCGTTCAATGAGCATAAATTCAACAATAATGGTGCATGAGGGTTCAGCATTTGAGTCAGGTAAAACATCAGATGTACTAAAAGGTGCAGAACACCTGAAAAAATTACAAGCAAATATCAATCGTATTCTCGGTAAAGTAACAAATAAAGACCATAAATTTTGGACGAGAATATCTAAAAATGATGTGTATTTAACGGCAGACGAAGCATTGGAATACGGCATTGTTGACATTATAAAATAGGAGTTATAAATTATGACTAAATTTATCAAAGATAATAAAAAAAGAGTAATCTACGGAAACGATGGTTCACCAGATACAATTGAAGTGAACCCACAGTCAAATAACATCATAGACAAAATGGAACGAGAATATCCAGAAATGATGAAAGAGTTTCGTAAAATACAAGAAGAACAATATGAGTTATTTGCCAAAAAACAGCAAGCATATGGAAAAAATTCTATTTTAATGGGTGGTGATATAAATAAATCTGATGATAGACAAATGGCACTATCAGGAGTAGTAATTAGATTGAATGATAAATTACAGAGATTATTAAATCTTGTATTAAAAAATAAGAAAAGTGCGGTAGATGAAAACGTTGAAGATACATTTATTGACATTGCAAATTATGCTAATATAGCATTGGTTGTTAGTAGAAAAAAATGGGGAAAATAGTTTTTCCTGATAGTTATTATAGAACAAGGACAGCATTCGACGGAGTGTTTCCTGAAACCTGTTTAAGTAAGGATAACTTGTTCTATAACATAAATCTGAACAGGAGAAATAAAATGATTATCTACAAAGCTACTAACAAAGTCAATAATAAAAGTTATATTGGTCAAACAATTAAACCATTAACACAAAGAATATCAGAACATTTACATGCATAACGAAATGATCCAGCAACCTATTTTCATAGATCAATTAGAAAACATGGGAACGAAAATTTTAGTTGGAAAGTTATAGATAATTCAGCAAAATCTATTGGTGAGTTAAATCTATTAGAACAAAAATACATTAAAGAATATCACACATTCCGTGGTGATCCAGAATGTAATGGATATAACTTAACTACAGGTGGGATGAATAAATTATTGTCAATTGAAACCATTAATAAAATAAGGAATACACGAATATCAAATAATGGTTATGCACACTCAAAGGAATCATTAGATAAAATGGTTGCAACTAGAACCAAAAATAACAGTTGGAAACATTCAGATGAAACCAAAGAAAAACTTAGAATATCGAGTACAGGACGTAAACATTCAGATGAATCCAAATTAAAAATGTCCATATCTAAAGTAGAATGGCATAAGACTGTTGATATCACTGGAAAGAAAAATCCATTTTATGGTAAAAATCATACAGACGAACTTAAACTTTATTTTAAAAAATTATATGCTAAACATTGGATAGTTACATTTCCAAATGGCAACACTAAAACATTTTTAGGTAAAAAAGAAGTTAAACAGTATATTATGGAGTATACTATGAAAAATAATGAAAAAGTAAGTTACTATAGTTTATTTTATTATGGTAAAAATGGTCACAACTGGAAAGTTGAGAAGAAATAGATGGACACCTTCAGGGACATTTCAGTTTATGGAATTATTGCCGAGATAGTTCGTAGGGGTAGTTGGGGAAAATAATGTATAGTTATAAATGTGACACTGGACTCTATGAATCAGATTCTTGGATCGGATTGATGATAGAAATAATTAAACATAGAACTTGGCATTTAGTAAACCACGGTAAGTGGATAGATTAGGAGAAATAAAATGAAAACTGCAGATTATTATACGGCGAACTGGTGTGGTCCCTGTAAAACTTTCAAACCAATCATATTGGAACTTGTGAGTGAGGGATATAACATAACATTACACGACATAGATACTGAACGAGATTTGGCACTAACAAATAGAATACAAAGTGTTCCAACGCTCGTCATATCAGAGAACGGTGAAGAGGTGGATAGATTAGTTGGAGTGCATACAAAACAGTCCGTCATTTCAAAATTGTCTTGACTTTAACTTATTTTTTACGTATATTTAGGCATAAAATATGAAAAGTATAAGCTATTCGCAATTTTCTAAATGGGATAGGTGTCCTCACGCCTGGAAACTATCTTATGTAGATAAAAAATCTGTATTTGAGGGAAACATTTATACAATTTTTGGAACCTCGATGCATGAAGTATTACAAAAATATATAAAAGTAATGTATACAGATAGTGTAAAGAAGGCCGATGAATTATATCTTGATGAATTATTAGAAGATAGACTCAGAATAAACTTTTTGGACACTATGAAAACCAATGGTGGTGTAGAGATTTGTACAAAAAATGAAATGAACGAGTTTTACCAAGACGGAATAAAAATAATAGATTTCTTTAAGAAGAAACGAAATCAATATTTCAGTAAAAAGGGTTATGAGTTACTTGGCATTGAATCTGCATTAGATTATAATATGAAAAAAGCGAAATTTAAGGGATTTATAGATTTGATAATTCGTGACGTTAAACGTGAACGAATAAAAATTATTGATATTAAGACCGCAACATACGGCTGGAACAAATATCAAAAAGCAGATACGAACAAAACAGCTCAGTTATTGTTATATAAACAGTTCTTCTCTAAGCAGTTTGATGTTCCATTAGATAGAATTGACGTAGAGTATTTCATAGTAAAGCGAAAACTATATGAAGGAACAGATTACCCACAAAAACGAATTCAGACATTCATCCCAGCAAATGGTACTCCATCTATAAACAAGGTTAATAGACGATTAGAGAGTTTTATAGACAACTGTTTTACAGTGGATGGGGAATACCGAACAGACCATATTTATAGTAAATTACCATCAGTAAAGAACTGTAAATGGTGTGAATACACAGACCAACCAGATTTGTGTGATAAGAAACCTGAGAATTAAATGATAGGAAGTAATTTTAGTTTAAGGATGAAATTATCATATTTTATTAATACAGAAAATGAAAGCGATGTAATAGATAAAATAAATGAGATATATGGATTATACCCATTTAAACTTCAGCTATGGTATGATGAGGGTGAAGTAGCACCATCAGACTTAAAGGGATTTTTGGAACGATATGAAAAAATCCTTCACTATAAAACAACCATTACAGTCGGAAATACACATAAAATAAATGAATTTACGTGGTTTAATATAACTCATAAACGAGATATATTATTGGAATCCCCGTTAAGATTTCAGTATTGGTTCACGGGATCATCAGCTTTTGATGGTTTAATGGATGGATTAGAAGAATTTAAGAGTTGTGTAACATTTGTAACTTCACCAAAACCACAAAAATCACATCAACCAGTAAGAAAGCAAAAAAGGAATGATTAGATTATGAAAAGAATTGGAATCGTTGGAAGTAGAAAATATATCAACAGGCGAAAAATTCGAGAATTTATTTTCAATTTAAGGGAAAAGTTCGGTGATGAAGTTGAAATTGTAAGTGGTGGGTGTAAACAAGGAGCTGACCACTATGCAAAGAAAATATCACTTGAATTTGATATGAAGTACGTAGAGTATCCACCAAAACATTTTCAGTATAACCAACATTGTATATTGGATTCCAGTGAATACGGAAAACCATACAGAGTTACCAATTATTTTAACAGAAATAAACAAATAGCAGAACATAGTGATTATATAGTAGCATTTATACCAAAGGGTCATACATCAAGGGGAACGAATAATACAATAGAATATGCAACAAAATTAGATAAAAAAGTAGTTATTTTAGATTAATCTGATATATATGTATATATGAGGAATAATTATGAGGATAAAAGATAATACAAAACTTACTTCTGTTAAAATAATAACGGATTTATACAAGAGATTTAAAGAAATTGCACTGAGAGAAGAATTTACATTACAAAAATTAGTAAATAGATCAATGGATAAATATTTGAGTGATGAAGAATACAAAAAATCTATTGTAGAATATGATGGGCTTGAAGCAAGTGGTAGTAATTTTTAAATAGTTTATAGGGAAACGGTTATGAAAGAGAATGAAATAATAGATTTACCAAACGACTCATTTATGAGCAATGAAACTATACATTTTGAGATGCCACATATGACATTACATTTTACCATTGATGAATGGTATTTGTTTATGGGGCATATATTTGAAGTTAGTGAAGCTGTAGATATGGTTATGAATAAAGATAATATGGCAAAAAGTTAAAAATAAAATGATGTTTTATTTAATTTCTTGATATTTATATAAAAGATATAAGATATATAATGTGAAATCAAATACAAAAAAAATAGCACCTATAGAATTAGAAGTCGTAACTTTTAAAAAGTTACAAAAAATAATAGCTAAATATTCTGACGATGGTGTAAAATTTGTGTCGGTTAGAGAGGCGTTAGTTAATTTAATTGATGAAAAATATGAACAGATTAGTGGAAGTATAAAATGGTAGTTTGTGAAATATGTGGTGATACGATGAAAATGAGAATCAATGGCTCACATTTAAAATCTAAACACGGTATATCATTGTATGAATACAAATTTAAATTTCCAAAATCAAATTATGGTGAATATGTTGTTGGAAAGTTTGATTGTAAAGAATGTGGTGATATTGTAAGTTCCAATTCAGCAATTAAAGTTAACCATTTAAAATTACATAATTTATCGGTTGACAATTATAATATAAAACACCATAAAATTGAATGTGAATGTGGGTGTGGTGAATTTACAGAATATAGTTATACGAGACACACATATAATAGATTTTTAGGTGGTCACTGTGAAAGTTGGAATAGTGGACTTACAAAAGATACTAATTCTTCTATAAAACGTCAATCTGAATATATGATGAAAAATAATCCTATGAATGACAATAAAGTAGTTGAACGAATGTTATCCCATCCAAATAGTAAATGGACAAGGAAGCGGATTCAGAGTAGAAGTGACAGTTATAAAAAGACAATGCTCAAAAAGTATGGTGTATCTAACTACTTCAAAACGAGTGAATTCAGAGAAAAATCTGAGACTACTTGTTTGAAAAAATACGGAGTTAGAAATGCTCAACAAAATACAGAAGTTCATCAAAAAAATATTAAAAGTAGATTAAATTTTAAAGATTATAAAACACCATCTGGTAAGTTATTAAGAGTTCAAGGGTATGAACCACAGGCGTTAGATATTTTGTTTAAGTTGTACGATGAAAGTGATATTTTCACAGATAAAAAAGGCATGCCAAAATTTTGGTATAATAATGGTAAAGATAGAAGGTATTTTCCAGATATTTTTATAAAATCTGAAAATAAGTTTATAGAAGTTAAATCAATGTGGACGTATAAAACACACGAAGATACAGTTGAATCAAAATGTAAATCGGTTACAGATAAATTATATAAAATTGATGTATGGATATTACATGAAAATGGTAAATTACTACAGGAATATAAATATGAATAAAATCACGGAGGTATCTACAGATCATCTGAATAGTAAGAAGAAAAAAATCTTACTTTTATCAGATGATCTTTGACTCAGAATGAGTAGTGGGGTTGG